ATAGTCCTGAAGCTCGTAAGTCTTTCAAGGCTAGACATAAGTGTGATTCCGCAAGTAATAAACTCACTGCTAAATACTGGGCATGCAAAGACCTATGGGGTGGACCCGGTAAGTCTAAGACATCATGCCCCAAAAATAGAAAATGTAAGTAATGAGCACAAGCCAAGCATTACAACAACAGCAATTATTTAATACACAAATAGAAAACCGCTTACAATTACACACACATCCACTATCAAGTCTGACTCAAAGTGGAGCTATTATAGGTCAAGTACCTACATGGAACGGAAGTACATGGGCAGCGGCAGCACAATTAGGTACTGGAAATGTTGAAGTAGCAGTACCTGATTACTCTAATATAAATACTGTAGCAAACTTTAGTGCTCCTGTATCTTTTACTAGCCCTCTTTTTGTATTGCAGATAGGGGCTACTATTCCAACGGATGGTCAAGTATTAACAGCATCAGGAGAAAATGGAACGGCAATTTGGGCTGATCCCATAAGCGTAGGCATGATTGATGGTGGCTTTCCTAGTGATAACTACAGCAACATCGCAATTATAGATGGAGGTACACCTTAATGGCAGCTAAAATTCAAATAAGACGGGGTACTGCTGCACAATGGACTGCTGCTAATCCAGTTTTAATTGTTGGCGAATTAGGATTTGAAACTGATACAAAGTTGATTAAGGCTGGTGACGGTACAACAGCATGGACAGCTCTTGCTTACTACACAGGAGCAGCACCAGACGCACTAAATCTTACAGGTACAACACTTGCCCCTACTATTGTTTCATCTAGTTTAACCACAGTTGGAACTCTTACTGGTCTGACTGTCTCTAATACTATTACAGGAAACATAAACACTGCTTCACAGTTACAAAACCCAAGAACAATAAGTCTTGGAGGAGAAGCAACTGGTAATACAAGTTTTGATGGATCAGCTAATGTTACAATTACAACAACTATTCCACTGCTTGACGGCGGGAATTACTAAGGAAAACTATGCCAAATACAATTAGAATTAAACGAAGTACAGGAATCGCTGCACCAGCCTCACTTGCAAACGCAGAATTGGCGTTTACAGAAGGAACAAAAACTCTTTACTATGGAGTAGGTACTGGTGGAGCAGGTGGAACTGCTACTACTGTTGAAGCAATTGGAGGACTTGGTGCTTTTGTTTCTCTTGGAAGTACTGCACAAAGTATTGCAGGTGTTAAGACCTTTACTGGTGCTACTGTACTTGGAACTCCGGGATCTGGAACGCTCACTAATTGTAGTGGTCTTCCATTAACCACAGGTATAACTGGTACTCTTGCTGTTGGTAACGGAGGTACTGGAGCTACTACGCTTGCACTAGCGGGTATTGCCTTGCGGGGTGCAAACTCTGACATTACCTCCCTATCAGGACTGACAACCGCTCTATCTGTAGGACAGGGCGGTACGGGCGTTACTACAAGCACAGGCACAGGTGCAGGAGTTCACGCAGTAGGTCCAACATTTACAGGAACAATTGGCTGTGATGCTATTACATCTACAGGAAATATTATTGTTGGTGGTAATCTAACTGTCAACGGAACTACTACTACAATTAATGCAACTACAACGACTCTTGATGATCCCATCATTACTCTTGGTGGTGACACCGCTCCTGCAGCGGATGACAATAAAGATCGCGGAGTAGAATTTAGGTGGCACAATGGAACTTCGGCAAAGCTTGGCTTCTTTGGATTTGACGATTCAACTGGATACATGACTTTTATTCCTGATGCAACAAATACAGCAGAGGTTTTCTCTGGAACTATGGGTGACATCCAAGCGACTAATTTCCGTGGTGCTTTGATTGGTAATGCAAGTACAGTTACAAATGGTTTATACACAGACAGCACCGTTGACGGTGGATCTTATTAAGGTAACTAATGGCAAATATAATTCAGCTTAAAAGAAGCGCAACGGCATCAGCGATACCATCAAGTGGATCTCTAGTTGCGGGAGAACTAGCTGTAAACACAGCAGATGGAAAATTATATCTAAAAAAAGATGATGCATCGGTTGTGCAAATAGGTGCTGGATCAGGTGCTGGATTAGGGGATGCTAATACATTCACAGCACTAAATAGTTTTAATGCAGGTATATCTGCTGCTGGTGCAACATTTTCTAGCGCAGTAAACATTACATTGAATACCGCTCCCGCACTCAAAATCGGAACTCATGGAACAAAAGACCTACTATTATCATCTACTGATGGTGTAGGACTTATAGAACAAGGTGGGGCAGGTTCAGCACAACTAACGATTAGACAAGCAAGCGGTGGTATTGTTAAGATTGGTGGTGTTACTAATTTTGCTTATGTATCAGATGCTACTGACGCAATAGCATTGCAAACAATAGGAGTATTATATCTTGGAGATGCTGATGGTGCTAACAATAGTACCAGCATCACGATTGATGATACTGTTTCAAACATAACATATTCAGCAGGTCAACATACATTTTATGGTCCTATTACCGCACCAAATATTGCTGGGTTAGAACAAACATTCTTGTTTATGGGAGCATAAAAATATGGCAAATGTATACAAAGTTTTAGGTCAATCAAATCCTGCAGCAACAACACTCACAACGCTTTATACAGTACCAGCATCAACTTCTGCTGTTGCTTCTACTTTAACAGTATGTAATATTGGAGTATCAACAACGGTTCGTGTTGCAGTTCGCCCTGCGGGTGCAGGTATTGCAAATCAACATTATATTATATATGAAACAGTAGTAAATGCTAACGATACCTTATTCTTCACTCTTGGTTTGTCGTTGGCTACCACAGATGTTGTGTCTGTTTATGCAGGAAGTGCAAATGTTTCTTTTAATCTTTATGGGACACAAATAACATGAGTTTTGGATATGCCACAAAAAGAAATATAACACCGAAACAAGTATCAATTAGTAATATTGATACTAGGATTGATAATATTACTCCTTGGGTAAGAAATCCTTCATGGACTGCGCTTCCTGCTATGACAGGTGCAGATAATAAATTTGTTGGTTTGCACAGAGTAGATGTAGGCAACGCAAACTTTTTAGCACTCAGTGCCGCAGGAAACTATACTGTAGACTGGGGTGACGGAAGTGCCACAGAAAATATTAATAGTGGTGTGGTTGCTCAGCACCAATATGTTTTTACTGATGCAGGATTGGCTAACACCAATGCTCCTGTAACTCTTACTGATGCGGGTGATGTTGTTACTCGCACAGCACACGGATATTCAAACGGAAACACAGTACGTTTTTATAATATTGTAAGTACCACAGGATTGAGTGAAGGACAGGTATATTATGTGGTTAATACATCTGCTGATACATTTCAGGTATCTACTACGCTTGGTGGATCTGTCCTACCACTCACGACAAACGGAAGTGCTACTTTACTACCGTACAAACTAGCAGTTGTTACTGTGACACCACAAGCAGGACAATCATTTACAACTATAAATGTACATAAAAAACACAATCAAAATAGTTTAAATTCTTATAGCAGTGGATTTCTTGATATAAAAATTGCAGGTTCAAGTCTTACAAGTATTTTGATTGGTGTTGCAACTGCGGGGGCTAGCACACGACTTATTGATTTTAGATCATTAGAACAAGTGTGTATATTGAGTAATGCTATGACAGGCACAAGTGCAAGTTACTTGTTTTCTACTATGACTGCTTTACAAAATGTTGTTTTGGTTTTTGATTCTGCTTTGACGGATATAAGTTTTATGTTTACTGGTTGTACCTCACTCACCACAGTGCCTTTGTTTAATACTGCAAGTGTGACAAATATGACTAGTATGTTTAATACTTGTACCTCACTCACCACAGCGCCTTTGTTTAATACTGCAAGTGTGACTAGTATGAATAGTATGTTTACTTTTTGTGGCTCACTCACAATAGTGCCTTTGTTCAATACTGTAAATGTAACTGATATGGCTTCTATGTTTAATGCTTGCCGAAAACTTATAAGAGTGCCTTTGTTTAATACTGCAAGTGTGACTACTATGCAGAGTATGTTTAGTAGTTGTCAATCACTCATCACAGTGCCTTTGTTTAATACTACAGGTACAAACTTAAATATGAATAATATGTTTAATACTTGTACCTCACTAACAACCGTGCCTTTGTTTAATACTGCAAGTGTTACTAATATGAATGCTATGTTTGGTAGTTGTAGCGCACTCCAATCATTGCCTTTGTTTAATACTGCAAATGTAACAAATATGGGTAGTATGTTTAGTGGTTGTAGCTCACTCACCACAGTGCCTTTGTTTAATACTGCAAATGTAACAAATATGTCTAATATGTTTCAATTTTGTACTCATCTTAAAACAGTTCCTTTGTTTGTTACTACAGGCGCAAGTTTAAGTATGGCTTCAATGTTTCTTAGTTGTACCTCACTCACCACAGTGCCTTTGTTTAATACTGCAAGTGTGGTTTCTATGGGTAGTATGTTTTCTAATTGTACCTCACTCACCACAGTGCCTTTGTTTAATACTGCAAATGTAACAAATATGGGTAGTATGTTTAGTAGTTGTGCCTCGCTCGTAACAGTACCTTTGTTTAACACTGCAAGTGTGACTACTGTAGGTAGTATGTTTGGTTTCTGTGCCTCACTCACCACAGTACCTGTATTTAATCTCACGAATGCGACTACAGTCTCTATGTTTGGTAGTTGTCCCTCACTGGTTAAAGCAACTGTATCTGGTGTTAGATTTGCTCAGACTGTCAATGGTTCCAAACTTTCTGAAACAGAACTTACAAGTATTATTGATAATATAGGAAGAGCAAACTCACAAGGCTTAGTATTAAATATTAGCAGCAATTGGGGAGCAGTAACTCCTGTTTCACTTACTTGCACTCCAACCGCAGGATTAACCACAATTACAGCAGCAAACACAGCAGGTGTTGTTGTGGGTATGCAGTGGACTGGTACAGGAAGTCCTGCCACTACAGCAATTGCTTGCACCTTTACAGATGCTGGTGATTTAGTCACAAAAAACGCACATGGTTTATCGAATGGTGATCGTGTTAGTTTTGCCACAATTGTTACCACAACAGGAATTCTTACCAATACAATATATTTTGTAATTAATGCAGCCGCAGACACTTTCCAAGTAGCAGCCACTTCAGGTGGTGCTGCTATTGCTCTTACTACAAACGGAACAGGAACAGTTCGTTGGGAATCTGTAGTTACTGCTATCACACCAAACACTAACATTACAGTTAGTAGACCCGCAACAGCAACTGGTTCTACCTCATTGGCATTTAGAACCCTAAAAACACAAACGGCTCTTCTCAAAGGATGGGCTGTAACAGGATAACAATATGGCATTTTATAAAATAGAAAACGAAGAAGTACAAATTGTAGAAACCTGTATCGCTGGAATGGATCTTGATCTTCATTACTTACAAAAAGATACTTATACCTATCCCGTACAGGGATGGTATTGGTTTGACACCATAGAAGAAGCATATGCGTTTTTTGATTTGGTGTATAAAGAACCCTAAAGAATAATAATGGCAAAGAAAACATACAAATGCAACTGTGGTAAAACTACCACATGCACAGGTAAAGACGCTACAAAGATAGTGTATCCAAAGAAAGATAAAAAATAATGATTCATACACATACAATGTCTCAAACAAAGCAAGCAAGAGAGGATATGTTTATTGGAGCAACGGGTTCCAATGCTAACTCTCTTACTGCATACAACGAACATGTTAGTTTAACTTCTATGGCAAATGATGCCACAAGTTTAATTATCCCTTCAGGTCTTTATACCCATGTACGGATCCATCCTTTACTACTTAGCTACACGACTAGTGCTGGCTTTCGAGTAACAGGTTGGTCTAAACTAGGTAATACTTACTATCCAACACTGTTGTTTGTAGGTTCAATTACAGGAGTTCAGGCTTCTACAATGATTACCAATAACGGTGTTGCCCTTAAAGGTGTATACGGTATTGCAGCAACCGCTGGATTGGGTGCAAACACATTAATTAATAACTCTGCTGTGCTGTCGGTAGCATCAGTAGTTGTCCCAGTGTTTGGATGTTCGCATATTGAGGTTGATTTTATCTCAAATACAGCTACATCAGCATACGCTAACTTCTTGTATAGCTATTGCTCTATTAATTAACCGTATAACTCCATACTCTAACATAATTATTTATAAGAAAGGAATACTATGAAGAAGAAACCAGCTAAGAAGATGATGATGGATAAGAAGATGGCGGTTAAGAAAGCCGCTTCCAAGAAGAAGCCTTATTAAATTTAACGAAAGATACACAATATGAATGAAGAGACTCCCGATATGATGGAACAATCCTCCGAGACTCCAGTCATGTCTTCGGAACAATCTCTTACATCGACTCCAGAGGATGCTCAGCTTGCTCGTGAGAAAGTAGCCTTTGATGCTTATGTAAGAAACCAAGGTATGGCTGTCCCTGAAAACTTCAAGGATGCCGGAGCTTGGTTTGAGAGTTTAAAGACTGCTCAAAAAGGATACACTCAGTCACGACAAGAAGTCGCAGACCTGAAGAAGAAGTACGAAACAACCCCGTCAACTACTAATCCAGTTACGGGACAACCTGTGGTAGAACCTGTGAAGGAAGTAATTCCTTTGCTACCAGAGATCTTAAAGATTCCAGAGAACAAGGTTGAAGAGGTAGCCAAGGTAGAGAACATCCCGGCATCTTCAGATGATTGGAAGCAGTGGACCATTGAGTTCACGGCTAACAATGATCTTTCGGCTGAGACATTGGAAGTCATTAAGAAGAAGACTGGTCTTCCTGATTATGTTGTTAATGAATATATGCAGGGACAGAAGGCTAAGATTGAGATGGCTTATACTAAGGCATCTGAGTTAGTTGGTGGTCGGGAAGAGTTGAGTAAACTCTTTGTCTGGGCTAGCAAGAACCTCAGTGCTGCAGAACAAGCTTCAGTTAATCAGAACCTAGCATCGGCATCTTGGGATGTAGCCCTCTATGGGCTTCAGGCTAAGTATGCTAAGACCACACAGACAAGCAAGGGTGCAGAACCCAAGCCAACTGCAAGAGGGCAAATCCCTATTGCATCGACTCAGCAAGGAATTACTGCTTATCAAACTAAGCGGGAGTTCTCTGCAGAGCGCAATCATCCGGGCTTCAACAACGATCCTAAGTATCGTGCATATGTTGAGCAGCGAATGATGCGTACTAACTTTGAAAAATTACCCAAATAATCCGTAACAAGACAACGGATCGACTGAGGTTAGCCAAAGGGTAAATCCCCCTTTATGGTAATGGATGACCCTTGGCTAAACTCACTCAACAAAAAGACTCCCTTAGGAATAATCGAATGGTTGAGAACTTTTTTGTCTTACAATTTGATATGAATGATATGATCTCTTTTAAGAAAGAATACTACAATGGCTGCATTTACAGGATCACCAATCGGCGAAGATAACTTAGCACCAACACGCTCAGCAGTTGATGTTGCAACCTCAGGTGGCGCACTCTCCCAGAATAAACTCTGGCTACCACTCTGGTCGGGCGAAGTCATCAATGCATATGACCAATATAACATGTTTGAAAACATGATTACCACCAAGACTCTTACTGGTGGCTTCTCTTACGAGTTCCCAATCACTGGTACTGTTGGTCTGAACCCATCGTGGGGTGCTGGTGTTGAACTCGGTGGCGATGTTGGCGATAATAAGACTACCACTATCAAGATCAATCTTGATAACCGCCCTATGGCGGCTCACTTTGAAACCGACAATGTTGACATGCTTATTACTCAGTGGGATTACCGCTCTGAGTTGGCTCGTCAGGCTGGACTGACCCTTGCTAGCACCCGCGACCGTCAGATTCTGATGGCACTTGTTGCTGCAGGTGCTGTTCCAGCACAAGCACAAGATCCCCGTGGTCTTGCCGCTGCTGCATTCCATGTACCAAGCCAGATTAAGAATGATTCTTCTCCTGCAGCACTTCCAGCTGCTGCTACTGATGTTGAAGGACTGAAGATTCTGCAAGCTATCGAGGACTACCTCGTTACTTGTCAGGAGAATGATGTTGCTATTGGTAGCGTCTATTGCGCTGTACCTCCAAAGGTATTCCAAGTCATTCGTGCGCTTGGTATTCCTCGTAGTAACACCACCTTTACTAACTACCCACTCTTTGGCGCAAGCGCAGAGGTTGGTGGTCTTGGTGCTCCACTTGGACAGGGCATGAACGCAATGACTGATACCCTTGATTATATGGGTGTCAAGATTGTTAAGACCAACCACATTCCGAAGATTAAGCATATCACTACTGCCAATAACATTGGTGGTTCTAAGTATAACTTGGACTGCTCGGCATTTGGTATCTATGGTATCATCTTCCAGTCAGAAGCTGTTGCTGGTCTATCCCTCATGGGCATGAAGGTTGACACCGTACAGGATGTTCGCCGCAATACTCAGTTCACCGTAGGCAGCATGCTTAAGGGTACTGGTATTCTCAAGCCTGAAATGGTTAAGCTTATTACTGCTGGTGCAACGGCAGCTGCAACTGATGAGCGTTCCGAGATTGTTACTCTTTTAAAGGGTGACACTGTTGGTAACTGGACTGGTGGTTTCGGTGCAGAATACGCAGCTACAACCTAATGATTACCACTCTCCTTCATAACGAGGTTCTTTTATTAGTACTAGTTTGAATCGGAGGTGATCGTTTATCTACCCCCGGCTCCCTTAAATGGGAGTCGGTGGGTTTTTTCTAACAACTAAAGGAGGCTACTATGGGCTTAATAACTAAGCTACAGGCAATTAATCATATGCTACTGGCTTCAGGTGAGAACCTTGTAGCTGACCTTGAGGGTGAGTCGGGTATTGATACTGGTATTGCTGATACTCTACTTGAACAAGCAAGCATGGACCATCAGCTAAGAGGTCTTGCTAATAATAAATATATTCGTAAGTTTACTTTAACAACGGATGGTTACATTCCTCTGCCTACCCCAGATTCTGATGAGTCAGGTATCCTAGCGGCTGAGTTAATCTCACAACACATTAGTCCAGAACTTGGACTAATCAAAGCAAGAGTATTAAACAATGCATCTCCTGCTCGTATGTGGAACATAACTGATGATACTGATGTATGGAAGTCTGCTGATGGTCCATATTATATTGAATTTACAATGAAGCTACCTTGGGAGAACCTAGAGACTTCAGTACAGAGAGCCATTATGGCTACTGCTATGCGTCACTACCAGAGTATTACTCAAGGTGATGAAGCTACTGATGCTTTCTTAGGATACCAAGAGCAATTCTTTAACCTTAAAAGCAGAGCAGCAGATATGAATGACAAGAAGAAGAACATCTTCGGTAATAACAATCTAGCTAGAAGTTCAGCAATGCGTTCTCGTAATTTAAGTGATCCAAATCGGTTTAGGTACTTTCGTACCGGAGGTTTTTAATGGCTATTCGCAGACGCAGCCCACA